CACAGACCCCAGCTCCCCACACCTCTACATTCCCACAAGTACAAATTCGAAGAATAATTGCCAACGATGTTGACAATTGAGATCGCCCTTGTACTTTCGATCTTCCTAGATCGCATGGTCGCCAACGGACCATGGGTCTCCTTGCTGTGTGTCGTCCTCCACACAGTCGCATGGCGAGTGCTCAACGCTGTGTGCTATCTCCGCCTTGAGCAAGGCTTCTGCTATGTTCGTATGTTTCCTAGGTTTGAATTTGTACTTGCGGCGTTATTGGGTTTGTATCCGGAGGCTTCAGCGGTGTATTGGTGTAAGGCGCGTTATGATGCTTTTGCTTGGATTTTCGACCCGAAGGGTGAGTGGGAGGGCGACTATCATGTCAGTGTGCAGGCTGGCAAGTGGCATGTGTCGTCCGAGTGGATGGCGAGTGACGGGTCCTCGCCGGTGGACGGTGTGTTTGGCTCGTATGCGGAGTGGTCGACAGCGTTCGCGGAGCGGTACGAGGGGTTAAAAGCAGTTCGGGCTGGTCCCGCTGCTTCCCGCGTATCGCAGCTGGCTGCCGACGTCCCCGTTAGCGAGCAAGTCAAGGGAGAGCTCTCGCGCCTGCTCTCAAATTTCGGTGTAGAGGCACCACGCGCGCCTAGTGTGTCTCTACCGCGTCTCGCTCCGCGCACACATAGAGCGATCCCTGGTGACGCTGAAGGGGCGTTGTCGCGGCGGTTGCAGAGGCCCATGGATGCCATCTCTGCAATGGAGTCGGCGAAGGTGTTGTTGTCGGGGTTGGACTCCTTGGGCACTGCTCAGGAGAGGCTAGCGATGGTGAAGGAAGCTTTCCCAGATGGGATACCCACGTCTGTCTCACCGTCGTCACCAACTTACCATAGGTTGGTGAAGCTCCTGGGTCCTCTTCGGTACAGTCCGAGGATCGAAGCCCATCCCGAAGCAGCTACTATCCGGCGCGCGGCGCTGGATCATGCGACAGCCGCTTTGCAAGGCGCCATTGTGGGGTTGGTGTCCCCTAGCAAGGCAGAAGTGCACGCGTTCCCGCGTGCGGCTATCTGGAATTACACTGACTCAGTCGACCGGGCCAGGCGTACGAAGGCCTGTTCGCTGTGCAAGTCACCAGTGTGCTTCGTGCTGGAGGAGGCAGGCAGAGCTGGTCGTGTGCTAACGTCCCAAGATTGGCAAGCCGCGGCTGTGTTTTTCAGGCGGTTCGAGGTGTCCACCATTTACATGGTGAACATAGAGCCCAACCTGGATGCGCGGTCGGTCGTCAAGCTGATGGTGAAGGCAGGCGTGTACAACGCCTACAGCCTCTCATCAGTCGATTGGCGCGTGCTCTTGGGCCGTAAGTGTTACGACTCACTCACTGGGATGACCACCGAGCTGTCTTACGGCAAGGTGGTTTCATCCTTCCACGATGGCGGCGACTACGTCCAAGACCTGACCAAGGTCAAGCAGATGTTCGCCCCGACTTACGCGTCGGGTCATGCTCTCCGGCGGACGAACTTGTTCGCGGACCATGCTACCCAATACCAAGAGCTGGTATTGGTGGAGGGAGGTTGGGCTACAAGGTGCTTGCCGACACATGACAAGTACTACTTCATCAAGGTGTTGATGCCTGATGGGGTCCGACCGACCTTGATGGTCGAGAGAGCGGGCTTTGACCGCGTGCTTGCGACGTACAGGACGCAAGCAATCAAGGACCGTGGTGTTTCGCGCATTGTCCTGCGCCAATCTGTGGTGACCTATTCCATTTCGGGCACACAGGTGACGCCTAGGATCGCGTTGACGGCTACTGAGGCCGAAGCTCTGGCAGTCTGGATCGAGATATACTCTGAGGTCCAGGACAAGTGTGGTGATTCACAAGCAGAGCGGATGAGACCCAAGGGTGTCGTTCAGGACGTCCGGGCGGGGTTGTTTCAAGGGGTGGCCAGCACGTTGAAGGCCACAACCCCAGGTCTCATGGCACTGCAAACGAGCAGTAGCGTCGATGCGTTGTTGCGGGCGTACAGGGAAGACATCGGGGAGATGACGTTGGAGCAGATGTCTGAACGTGCGCTGGAGGAGCACTTCGGTCAGAAGCTGGACCCGCTGTCTCTGCAAAATGCAGTGATCAGCACCTGGAAGAGCTTGTACGGGTGGATCACCAACCCCCGCGTCTGGTTGAAGAAAATAGACCAGATTATGAGCTCGACTTGGAATGTCAGCTTCGGCTACTTGGATGCTGTGGTCGTGGCAAGCGTGCTCGGGATCGACTTCACGATGGACGCGTTGGAGGTCATCCTCGACTGTGTTGTCACTGCGGCACGGATAGCCGGGAGGGAGCAGGTTCTGCAGTCGGCAGAACGCTTCTTGAGACAAGTCCGTTGGCCCGTCGATAAGGGCAAGAAGTTCTGGGTCTCTGCCCAGTCGGCGCAAAACTTGGATTTCCAGGCTGCGTGCATTGACATTGTCGAAACGTTCTACAACGTGTTCGGCACGGATCATGCAGCGGCGATCCAGGAGGAGCGAGAGAAACGGTTCGCTTCGTTGCAGATCCCCGCGGCAGTGCTGGCTGACATTGAGGCCAATGCACGCTTGCCGTATGACAACTTCCTCAGCGAAGTCAAGTTGTTTCTCGCCAAGTTTAATGCCCGTGCGCAGCGTTCCAGCATGTCGGCAATGCTTCTGTCGGCCTTCCATTTTGATGGGCGGTCTTGTTCAGCTGAACAGAAGCAACGCATGGTGCACATGCTGAAAACTCAGGTCACGGTCTCAACCCCTGAGGTTAGACGTGAACTGAGTTGGGCGCTCACGGGTGGTGCGCCGGATGTGAAGGTCTTGCCCATCAAACCCGTTGATGGTCAAGATGTCAGAGATGCGTTTGTCTCTGGGAGTATTTCACTCCCTTCTCCAAGTGGCAATGTCACGCTCCGTCGGCTGGACATCGTCGACGGAAAGGTGGATTTGGGTCCGATCCACCAGCTCATGAAGGTGCAGCATGGTGATGCTGTCAACCCAGAGCGGTTGCGAGGACCCAACTACATCTCACCAGATGCGCAAGGGGCCGAGCTGCAGCAGCGCTTGGTCAATTATGCTGCTTCCCTGGGTGTGGGTGCGAAGTTCGCCCGAGAAGGTGACATGATGGTGTGGCACGCTGCGGCGTTACAGAACGCCAACATTGACTACGTCGCAGACGTGCTACGCCGGAATGTTCATCTTTTCGAGGGTCAGTCACAGGCGAACTGGATTGCCCACATGACCGGGTTGGCCATGGGCGGGAAGAGCAAGGGTTTTGAGAGCTGGCTCACGTCTCAAGATCTGATCGTCGTACCGACTGATCAGTTGAAGAGGGACTGGCTCGAGAACCTGGGCAAGCTGGACCCAGTCAGGCGTGCTGGGGTTGTGACGCAACACACAGCCCTCGACAGCAAGCTGGCTGCAAGGTACGTGGTGATCGATGAGTGTTACGCGTTCGACCCGGAACACTTACAAGCAATCGCCAATCGCCATCACCGGGCGAAGGGCATCATCACCATTGGCGACAAGCGCCAAATTGCCAATGTCTTCAGCCCCACGGAGCAGCGCTTGCAGTTGCAAGACGTCCCTTGTGTCATGGTGTCTCCAACCACGTTTGTGCCGTGGGATGCGGCGGTAGTGTACTTGACGAGCACTGTCACTGACGTGCACGTCCAGAACTTGTTTTGTGGGGCTACCACATGCGAGGGCTTGACGTACACTCTGTCGTCGGACGATGTGTTGTTGCCTGGAGATGGCGATCTGGCCATCCAGGGGACCCAGGTCGGCAAGGAGCACGTGATCATGCGTGGTGTGGAAACCAACACCACCCACGAGTGCCAAGGCCGACGGTCAAACAATACCGTCTACCACACGGTTGGTAGGGCGCTGACTGCGGATTTGGCGTGGCTGGGCCGCGCTGAACAACGCGCACACATGGGAGTGACGATCACGCGGGCTCGTGAGCGCACTGTCTTTGTGTGTGATGCAGTGGGCGACATGTCAGCACTCCCGTTCTTTGATGATGCGGTCATCAACGGGGCTTTGCCGCACACAGTGGTGTACGGGGGGACAGCATGGGATCTGGTGGATCCTAGGGCTGAGTCAGAATCAGTCTGGCACCATCTGCGAGAAGAAAATATTGCAGAGTCATCTCTGGAGGAAACTCCACTTACCGATCCCGTCACAATCGGTACTATATTTGGACCTGACGGCGAGGCCATTGCCGCCAACGAGATCCACACTAATGTGGAGTTGGCTGATGGCGTCAGGTTCACTGATGAGGGGATCCCGACAGCCCCGGGGTTCGACAACTACTGCACTCAACCGCGCGACATACCTGGTGCGGATTTGGTGCAGGCCATGACGCGGGCTGTACGCACGGAAGCCACACCCGACGATTTCGTCAACGCGGACCAAATCGTCGAGTGGATCTTTGAGGAAGTCATCGACAAGAAGCTGTTCTTCGCCCATGTGGCGAACTCAAGACGCTCTGCCCTAACCAGGCAGACCAGACAGCAGGTAATCGATGGGTGCTATGCACGGGTGGAGAACGCTGCAAGCACCATGTCCTTCGCCTTCCTCAAGCCAGAGTTCGCTAAGAAGCCCAGTGAACTCTTCAATGGTCCGTGCGAGCTCAAGGCTCAGGGCGTTGTCAGTGCGTCAGACATGCAGCAGGCGATCTTCGCTGATGTCTGCGACGCATTGACACACGCTTGGGCGCGTAGCATGCGGAAGGGAAAGTTGTCTCCCGTGGGTTTGCATGAGGAGGAGGTCGAACAGTTCCTTGGGACGTTCGAGCGCTCCTATGAGCTGGACATTGAGAAGCAGGATGCCTCTCATCGGTCTGTGCACATTCGAGTGGCGTCCATCTTCATTGGGATGGTTGCCGAGAAACTCGGATTGGACACAATGGCGTCTGAGATCAGACAGGAACGCGTGGTGCGCATGATGGCGCACCCGTTCAAGTTCGTTCTCAGCAAGGCTCTTGCCTCGGGCGACCCGTGGACCCTGATCATTAACAAGATCATGGCTTGGTCGTCGTTGGTGAGTGTGGCAAGTGTCGCGGACGCCAAGGTTTGTCAAAGTGGCGACGATGTCACCTTGGACCGTGAACCAGCTTGGCGAGAGTCATCGATCAACGACCAACTCGCCGCAAACGTCGGGGTGAAGTGGAAGGTTGAGGAACGTGACCAGCGCAGGGCTGGAGTTACGTTCATCAGCAGGGCAGTCTTGCCCAACAACACGGTTGTGTACAAGGCGTTGCGCACAATCTTGAAGTACGCGTGGCGAAAGCGGAACCAAATCCAGCACGCCGGGATCATGGCTGATGCCAAGCGAGTCCAAAAGCTCGCGAGCAAGCATGGACTGCAGGCGTATGCGGAGGCTCGGGCTCTCGTCTGGGGTGGAGATCCGGTCGTGATCTTCGATATGTGGACGCGCGCGCTGGCCGTTGCACGTACACCGTTCGAAGATCTGCCGGAGGAACTAAAAGCGCCAGAACCTCGTGGGTACACGGTGCGTTCACGGGACGGTGGTTGTTTCGGTTTTGCCTTGGCAAACTGTGTCAGCCATAACGTCCAAGCTATCAACGCGATAGCAACGTACCGTGGACCCGTTAGCCAGACAACAGCACTAAAGGCCTGTCGGGAGAACAAGGTCCCGATTGTCTTCGTCAATGAGCGGTTTGCCAATCGCAGCAAGGCCCGTCTCATTGCCCAAATGGACCGGCGCAAGATCTCGCGCTCGTTCGTGGTGTGTTACGAGGACCACGCCTTGGCGGTTGTCCCCAACACTTTGGTTCTCCACGGTGCGTTTGGGAAACGCGAGATCACTTGGAAGTTTACCGACTCCAAGGACGTGGTGATCTCGGATTTTGAGTAGTCCCACACTTGTGTCTAGCTATCGACATAAATTTAGCCGTCTTGTCGTACGAGACCGACAGGCTGTACTGTAGGTCACACCAGGAAAGCCTCGCTGCCAGTCGACAACTGGCGTCCTGAGGAGAAGGATGCAGCGAAGGAAGCACATACCCCTCGAAAGAGTAGCTATCCCCGCTTGAGCAGCACTGCATCAGTCCAAAACCCAGCCGATAAGGCCCCCTCATCATTTGGGTAGTACTGACTTCGGTCAGTGCAAGACCGTGTCGGCCATACTACCGTAAGGTACTATGGCATCCGGAAGCACAGTAATGTGTGAACGGAGGCGACAGTTCATTCCACCACGGTGGATGACTGCTCGGCCCGAGAGGACAGTTCGCGGCGGTCGGTTGAATTCCGGTGCTTCACTCATTTAGCACGTTCAGCTTAAGGTGTAAACACCCTCCCCTAGCGCGGCTTGGTAACCCGCGAGAGTTCTTGAAGCCTGGGAGGTAGCTCAATCGTCAAGTTGGTTATAGCAGCATGCCATCTGCTACAGCAACCCGCCTCATCTCCGAGTACGGCTCGGATCAAGACTACAAGTTTGCCGCTGTCGTGAGGCTTAAGTTGGCCTCCAGCGACACCAACCTGACTGTGTTGAGGTTTCAACCGTGGGAGAACAACAACGCGAAGGAGTTGTTGAAACACCATCCAGTTGCGGTTTGGGAAGAACTAGTCTTCCACCTTGCCCCTCGCCCTGGCATCTACGGCCGCATGTGCACCTTCTACGGAGGGTGGGCAGCAAGTGACGTGGTTACGCCCACGTCGGTCGAGGAAATGGTGGCGTTACATGGCGCTGTAGACGTCACGTACGGCGGCACTGGAGACCCAGGTACCGTGCGGCTACAGGTACCGTGTCGCTTCGATGACACCATGAAGGACCTGCTGAAGGGTCCTGACAACGAGGGTTCACGCCCTGTGTTTTTCTATTGCTTCACGGAGACGGCCGTGATAGACACACCTGCCGATGCTGACAGGTTCATGATGACGTTCCGTGGGAAGTTCAAGCTGTTTGGTCGCTACTAGGTGCAACCATGTCTTTCTTTTCTCGGTTGGGTTTACGTCCGGTTCCAGTCAAGGCGGAGGTCCAGACTTTCGCTCGTGACGTGGACGTTCGGCCAACGCGAGTTCCAAATTTGCGCTTTTCACAGGTTGTTGGGGCTACACCAACACCTAGTTTACCTGATTTTTCGTTGGCTTCTTTTCTTTCTTATTGGGGCAGTGGTGATCGTGGCGTGTTCATCGATCATCCGACCCGGTTCTTGAGGTTGGGCAAGCCATCGTTGGATGATGATGGCGACCTAGTGTTTCCTGGTTTTGAGTGTCCCGACTGTCGCGCTGACGGGACGTGTGCTCATTGCAAGGTAGAGCATTTTCCAAATGCCTCAGAACATGTTGCGTCTTTGTTTGCGGTCCTGCGCAAACTCCCTCAACCTAAGTCATCACCGGGTGTTTACCTCGTGCATGATGTGAATATGGTTTCGGTTTGGACGCGTTCGGGTGTCCTTCGTTTACCATTCAACGCTCCAGTCGGAACGCTTGAGGGTTCTTATTTCTTTTAGGCTTGGTAATGCTTTTTACTGGCACAGTCTGCAGCCAATTGCGGACACATATTGATAAAAAGAGTACCCAGTTAAGTCTGGTTTTCCTTTGTCA